GCGAGAAGTTGAATCTGTTCTCAGTTGAATCTAATCTTTCCTGAATGCACAAGTATTCCTTCGACTCATCCAGCAGTAAACAATCACTTTATGTTGAGCATTGAGATTACTAATATCACCACAGTTCGTTACAGCATTGAAGGTGTTGACGCAGCTCTTAGATTGCACGGCCGTTATTCTCATAAGGATACCACCGAGATTGGAGTAAACGTCCACTGCGAAGCTTGTGACAAACGTGTGTGTTTTCGTTCTATCGAAGTAAATCATTGCCTTGTTTATTGTGCTGAAGACAGAGAATACGTAGATTCTGTTGACGTTTCGGTTTTGTGTGATCCTACTCAGTGCGCAACTTGCATGCACGTGCTTGAACACCATTACCATAGCGAATCAGACTAATACACTCCATTCAACGCGAAAGACCAAGCGGTTCTTTAGCTTGTTTGAGAGTTCATCGTATTTCTTTTGTACCTTCGGATTTAAGCATGAAGACTCTGTCGACCCTGTCGACCTTAGCAGTGTTAGCGGGAGCAATAGCTTACGTTATACTGATTCTCGAGAGTCATCGTCTAATCAAGCCCTGGCAAGCGACTATAGCGTTGATCGCCCTATGCGGAATGACGTTGCTCGCCGTGCTCGTTTGGATCGTTGCTTATATCTGGCAAACATGGCTGCGCTGGACCGTAAAGGTCTCTGAAGGACCAGCGCCGCAAGAAACTTTAGCTAATGTAGTTTCCATGCATCTCGACCCTATTAAAGGCTTAGTCATGAACGTTTTGCATGGAGATACTGTGATACCTACCTTAGTGAATCCTATGTATTGGCACTTTCTGCCGTCTCCCGTACTATCTAGGGAAGACAAGACAGAATGTTCCATTGCTCATTCACCACTCATGAAAGTGCAGTCAAATTCCGAGCCCACCAGCCTGGTTGGAATCTCTAATGAGAAGGAAATCGTTGGCTTTGGTGCTCGTGTTAAGTTTGAGGGTAAAACTTATTTATTGACAGCATATCATGTTTGGTTTGGGAAATCCGCCAAATTGTTCCTTGCTAAGGGAGATATCCAAACTGAAGTACCTTGCGATCTGGGTGTCACTTATGGTTGTGAAAACTTGGCAGTAGACTTCGTCATGGTCGATGTTCCAGATAATATCTGGGCTCGATTAGGAGTTAAAGCCGTTGGTATGAGTACAATGGAGAAACGCTCTGTAGTAACCGCATACGGAGGTGACTCTATGAAAGCTTTGACTTGCTCCTCTGCCATCGCTAACAAAGGCGAATACTCCCACGATATTGTACACGGCTGCACTACTACACATGGGTGGAGTGGTACTCCCCTATATTACAAGGGTGTGGTTGTGGGAATACATACTGGCTACTTAGAATTCGGTAAATCCAATCGCGGAGTAAATGTTGGTCTGTTATTGGTTGAGAATAAGAATGAAACGGTCTACTCAGAAATAACCAATACTCGTATTGACCCGGACGAAGCAGAATCCAGAGGTTATGAATTTCTGGAAGTTGATATTATAGGCCGAGGTCGTTTGGGGATTGGACGCGGTGAGTATTACCATCTTGAACCCCCACATAGCAGACCATTTGAAACAGCTGATAGGATAACAAGACTTTATGGCTCTCATGACAATTACAACCGCTCTGTCAGAGAGCGTGGAGGAGTTGTCTGGGCTGATCTCGAAACAACCAAGTCCAATACGCCTGAAGATTTGTTACAAGTTTTACCTAGAACGAGTGCCAGGTTAATCCCAACTTTGGAGACTAGCAAGAGTCATTTAAACTTCCAGGGGGCAGAGTCGATTTCGACTCTGCCCAACCCACTTGGCTACGCTTTAGCGAACGGACTCCCCAGGAAGAGTCTCTTGCCGCCCTCATTGAGTTTGGAGACTACGAATGGCTCAGCGAGCCAATTGAAATCCGAGACGAGGGAATGCCTATCTCCTTTGTTGGAAGATCGTGTGTTAAATTTAGAGAAAGTGATAGAAAGACTTTGTCTGATGCAGTCCTCGCTGCCTACGACAAGTTCCCAGAACTCAAAAGCCTTGATTGGCCCGAGCGAGGCTCAGAAGCCGAACTTGGGTCCCTCATCCTCCAAGCCGGTAGGTTCCAGAAGACAAAGGCGCCGGAAGACATCCTCACAGCCTGTAGAGCAGTCGCCGAACGCTATCCTTGTTCCAAACCCTACGCCTGCCTCCGTGGAGAAGAATGGGACCGTGAAGAAATCTGGAAGAAGGTCGCGGAAATCTGCGAAAGCAGTGTCAACCCAAAAGCCTCACCAGGTGTCCCCCTCAGTCTCTTCGGCCAAACCAATAGAGCTGTCCTAGGATCTCATAGAGATCTTATTGTGTCAGCTGTAGTAGATAGGATATATAAGCTTAGTGAAAGTGACTTATCTATATATAATAGTAGTGGTAGGTTTAATCACCAAGTTAGTCCTAGGAAATTAGTTATGCTTGGGCTATGTGACCCCGTTCGTTTGTTCGTTAAGCAAGAGCCTCATCCAAAGCGCAAGATTGAGGAAGGTAGATTCCGATTAATAAGCTCTGTTTCTTTAGTGGATCAGCTCGTAGAACGCCTCCTCTTTGGTCCCCAAAATCAATTAGAGATCCAGCATTGGAGAAATATTCCATCTAAACCTGGAATGGGCTTAAGTTTACACGAACAAGCACAGAGTATTTGGCATGAATTGAAATCGAACCATGATCGATGGCCGGCTGCAGAAGCTGACATCTCAGGTTTTGATTGGTCTGTGCAGGATTGGGAATTATGGTCCGACATAATTATCCGAATAGACTTAGGAAATTTCGGGAATCGTTTGAAGAAAGCAGCTACTGCTAGGTTTTATTGTTTCATGAACTCGGTTTTCCAGTTGTCCGATGGCAGGCTCATATCTCAGGATCTACCTGGAATTATGAAGTCTGGGTCTTATTGTACTTCTAGTACAAACTCTCGGATTCGCTGTCTGATGGCTGAGCTCATTGGATCACCATGGTGCATAGCCATGGGTGATGATTCCGTGGAAGGTTACGTCCCCAATGCTAAGAAATTATATCAGAAGTTGGGTCATGTGTGTAAAGACTACCTGCCATGCGAAACTGATATTGATGGACATCTCTCGAAGGTGAATTTCTGTAGCCACGAGCTATCAGAAGGAAAATTTTGGCTCACCTCGTGGGCTAAAACCCTCTTTCGCTTTCTTTCTAGCCCCCAGCCTGATATTGAGGATCTCAGAGCTGAATTATGGGGTTGTCCTCAATGGCATAAAATCGAGAGTTACGTCACTAAAGGAAAACATGGTGACAATATTAAGCAGCAATCTGAAGATGGTTTCCCGAAGACAGAGAGCGAAATTGAGAGATCCGAACGCGAACCTCCGTGTGAATACACCCGCTACTACCCGAAGGAGGCGGCGTCGGAAGAAACAAACTCAATCGAACCCTGGTGGTATGCGCCTTATCAGCCGTGTGAGAGCTCCAGCAGCAGCTGGAGTGATTACTGGCAAGGCGCCTATCCAAATTAGTTCCGCTGGAAACTCCACTCACGTGCGAGGCACGGAAATTTCAGTACGTCTTTCAACATCGCAGACGTGGGTGGCCTCTAGCCTCCAGTTGATACCCAGTTTAGTCGGTAGTTGGCTATCTGGAGTAGCTATCAATTGGAGTAAATATAGGTGGCATAAATTAGAGTTTATCTATATACCTCTTTGTGCAACCTCGACGCCAGGACAGATATCGATGGCTTTACAGTATGACAATTTAGACTCGACTCCGACCACTGATAACCAAATGAGTTCACTCAATAGTTTTATCACAGGTCCGGTTTGGTCTGGCTTTGAAGGAGCTTCGTGTTTGATCACAGACGGAAGTGTACCTGCAGGAGCAATAGCCGTGTGCGTAGATGTGACTAGATTCGAGAAACCCTGGTATTCCTACGTCACGAGTGCGAGCTTTACAGCCGCTGCTGGAGTTTCGCTTATCGTTGCAAATGCTGTCAGCCCAGGCCGTTTAGTCTGGAGTACCGACCTTGGTCCTGCTTCGTCAGTGGCCGCTGGTCGAATATATGTCAGATACCATATAGAGCTCATCGAAGCTGAAGCGGCATCGTTGAATTCTTAGAAATAGTATTTC